TCGATTATCGGCTCAGGTGATTGCTCGGTCTGAGTGATTTCTTTAACGATTTCAATTTCTAATAATTCTGATTGAATCCTTTTTATTTCAATCTCCATCAACGCAAAGGTCTCATCTGTGAAACGACCACCTTTAAACGCTTTCAAGAGTTTCTCTAGCCTATTTGCTAATTGCTCTTTCTTTACTTCACTCTTTACAGAGATTGTTGGAGTCTCTGGGTTTGCTGCCCATAATACTGCACTACCTTCGTAAAGTTTAAGTTCACTAATTGTTCTTATTCCGTTTTTATCTACGCTTGAATTAATTGTACTAAATCCAATTGAATGTTGATTGATAAGACCTGCATCATACATCTTAATCATATCTTCTCCTGTTTCAGTTTCTACTATTGGAGTGATTGCGATAAGCATATCTCCCTCAATGTATAATTGCTCAGGCTTACCGATTACGGCTTCCATTTCAGCACAATGGTCAACTAAAGACCAGATTAAATTCTTTCCTGCTGGACCTCTTTCTTTTAGAGTCTTAGTAAAGGCTTCAGGAACTATAATGTCATTATCTAAATCAATGTTTCCTGTTCTTGCCCAAACTGCTTTTACTCTACGAGTTTCGGTATCAACATCCATTACTTCGTAACCGATATCTTGTTTTTCAACAATAGTATCTTTTGATGCGTATGTTTTCATATTGACAAAGTTATTATTTTTTTTGTTATTCTATTAATGATGCTATAAGTTTTGATATTGCTTGACCGATTGAGTTTTGTAAGGCATTCCAAATAACTCCTATTCTACCCATTGGAGGATTATCTGCTAGGCTTAAAAGTTTGCCATTAGCACCTCTTACTGCTTCATATCCTAAAGTGCAACGACAATTACAAACATTAGATGCACTTGCAGATGAATCGCAAGGATGGTCCATTGGGTCGTATCTTCCATTTTCGCCCATTAACTTCCCTTTTATATTTGGCACTTGAAACTTTTCATTCATAGGTAGTTTAACCCCATCCATAATTAAATGGTCTGTCTGGTCTCTTGGTTCTCTCCTTGTTCTGTTGTCTCTTGCTGCAATCCATTCTTTTAATGTAACTAATCCAGTCGCAGTAGCACCTACTTGTGAACCTATGTTAGCTGCTCTGCCTGTTTCAGTTCTAGCAATAAGTTCTGCTCTATAATCCGTAATGCCTGAAGTTCTAAGCAATGCTATTGTTTGAGGCATTGTTAAATTTTGCTCTTGCGATTGAATTAGGAATCTTCTTATTTGTTCTTTGGTCGTATCGGTAATATCTGCTGCTAATTGGTCTAAGCCATCATTTTGGAGTACTTGGATAATAGCGTACTGAAAAGCATCGGTCTTTTGTGATTTAAACTCCATAGGCACATAAACCCCCTTTACAGACTTTTTAACGGCACTTTCGCTTATTAAAGCCATCTTAGTACCCATAGCCAAATGGAGCTTGTAAATGGTCTTTTTAAGTGCTTTGTCGCTGATTTTGGAATAGTCTTGCGTACGGCAATAAGTATTCACCTGATTTTGCAGTTCTTTCTTGAACTTAGGTGAGTATTGTTTTAATGCGTTGGCATATAGTTTTCTATAATCTTGCCAAATCATTTTATGGGTTTAGGTTGTCAGGAATATTCAAAGGTTGAAATTGGTCAGTAGGTTGCAAAGATGAAGGAATATAAAGTTTCTCCATTTCCTCCTGTGGAATATAGTCTGGAGTTTTAATGCCCATAATCTCATTCTTTTGAGAAGGTGGAATCCACCAAGCCGTATTTAACCAAGCAACTTGCTCTGATTTATTAGCCTCTAATTCTTGGTAAACTTGAATATCATATCCTACATACAATCCACTATTTCTATAACCCCAATCACTATGTAACTTTCTATTTAAGTTCTCAGTTAAAGCATCCAACAAAGGAATAGCACATCTTAAAGTTAATGCCTTCTCTCCTTCTAATTGGTTGTTATAAGTCTTGTTATCTGAATCGTTCAATAGTTGTGATGGTACTCCGTAAATATTACAAAGTGCCTTCATATCCCATTTCTCTGATTCAATTATATTAAGTTCTACTGGACTAAGACCTATTTGCTTCCAGTCAACCTTATAACCTGATACTGCAATTGAATTAAAGTTTGATGCACCACCTTTCTCGCTGATTGCTCTCTTTAATGCTTGTGCTTGTTGATTGCCACTTATTGGGTCGAATCTATCATCGTTCATAAATAGAACTCCTGCTGGTCCACCATTTTGGAATGATGCTACTGAAGCAGTCTTAGCTTCGTTACTTCTAGTTAAAGTTCTTGCTGCTGCTAATAATGGACTTTGTCCGTATAATTGACTCCCTGTAACTGTCCATTGAGGATTGTAGTATTTATCGTGTAAAATTTCTTTTGGGTCAAAAGACCACATTGCTCCGTAGTATAATTGGTAGCCAACTCTGGTAGGTGGGAACACATCGATATTTGCAATAATAGCCATAAACTGAGCAGGTAAAGCAAATAGTTCAAATGGCTTCCCTTCGTTATTCCCAGCTTCAATAAGTTTTCCATAGATAAATGAATTTCCTGTTATTAACTTAAATCCACACCATTGTTCAACTAAATCAGACCAAGTATCTTCTCCATTAGGATATTTTAATAGGTCGTTAAGTCTTTGGTCTCCTGTATATATTTCAAATGCTTTCTTATGTAATTCGTTTACCTCTTGCCAGTTGGTAATCTTATCTGGTTGTTTCATCAAAGACTTATATCTTTTTGCAGATATTTCATCTTTAACTTTATAAACGTGGAATGGAGCAAGTTTTGCTTTATCAGTAATTAATTTAACAATTGAATAAACTATGTCATTAGCTGCATATCCATCTTGTACGAATGACCTTGCATCACCACCTTGCCAAGTAACAATACCTCGTTGAATAGCGACACTTGTATCAAAAGGAATATTAGGTAATAGAGTGTTTATCTTCTTTTTAGTTAAGAAGTCGAAAAATGCCATATTATTAGAATTTAAACAAAGTTATGATTTTTACATCAAAATACACTTACTTGAAATTTAGGTTTGGTTAAATGAGTAAATACTGCATACCTTGAAGCATCCAAAGCATCATCATTTGCTTTTACTGGTTCTTCAATTACATTATCATTTTTGTCCTTCTTCCATTTGTAACTCATAAACTCTCTGCGTAAGTTTTGACTATGAAAGTGAATGTTTATAGGATATGATTTCATTTTAACTATTCCTGCCCATACATCTTTTTGTGCTGGTTTAATATTAAATCCTTGTCGGTAAAGTTCCTCTATTGATTTAGGCTCGGCTGCATCTGCATATATGGTTGCTCTCTCTGGTACTTTCTCTTTTATCAATCTAGTAAGGTCTGATAAGGTAAGTCCACTTTGATAAATGATTTCCTCAAAGTAGTTCTCTCCTTCGTGATGTGTAACCTTGATAAGTGCAGCAGGATGCACATATCCAAAGTCAAGTCCATAGAATACATCCCCATCAGGTGCAGTATCGTATTGTTTCCATTGAGTGTATATTAATTCTTTTGCTGCTCCTCTTTGACCTAATCCGTAAACCTTCCACATAAAGTCATCTGGTAGCTTTTGATATTGCTCAATATTCTTTATTTGTGATTCAGATAGATTTGGGATATTGTTTAGGTATGTTGAGTGTATTCGTTTGTTTTCTGGATTGTCTGCTATTTCATATACCCAATTAACAAAGTCAGCAGGATTCCAGTCTAAGAATACCTTGCCTGTTGTTCTCATTAATAGTTGGTCGTAAAGTGTACGCTTGATTAAGTTAGCTTCATTGATGAATAGAACATCTCTTGCTGGTCCTCTTGCCTTACTTTCATCCTCTAATCCGAATAGTTCTATGTATGACCCATTTGGGTAAGTGTATATAAAATCAGAGAAGCTAAAGTCATTATCGGACCATAGACCCCAGTTCTCCATAATACTTTTAAAATCTCGGTAAACTCCTCGCTTAATATGTGGGAGTGAATGTGATACTATTGAAATTCTAGTCTTGGGATTGTTAAACGCAATCTCAATAAGTAATTGAACTATTGAATAAGACTTTGAAGAACGAGTGCCACCCTCATTGCAAATAACTGGATAGCTTCCTTCATACGCTTTTTTGTTGGCAAAGAATACAGGTGTGGCATTAATCTTCAATTGGTTTACATCGTTCATCTTCTTGTATTACTATTTGAACATTCCCTTGAATGTTTGCGTTAATATCGGTTGTTTGTTTTGCTCTGCCTTCTAATCTATCAAGTATCTCCTGATAAGCACGAATATCAGATTTCATTGCCTTTGCAATTATCTTCATATCTAATTGTTCTGCTATTGTAAATTCCTCATCTTCTCCTGTAACTGGGTTACGCACTTTGGTAACTAATTGAAGTAAACGAAGTAATCTTGTTTTGCTATGTTCAACTCCCTTAGGCTTCCCTGCTGGGTTACCTGATACCCCTTTAGGGAATGGTGTTAAATTTTGTTCGTTAGCCATATATCACTGAATTTTCACTGAATTACAAAGTTACACCACAATTAGGACAAGTCTTGCCACCTTTGGCATTATCCTTTGGTTCTTCTATGTCATTATTAGCAAAAGCTGGTATATCTAAACCCCATTCATCTAGTTCGATTATGTTCCATTCATTAGCTAAAGCATCCCAATCGTGTTCACCAAATGATATGTTATCCTTGATAATAAATTCTTTCTTTTGTACTTCGGTAAGATTGTTAGCGTGAATGACAGGGACATCAGTAAGCCCAGCTTCAAGACAAGCCTTTAATCTCATATTGCCTCCAAGTACCATATTGTTCTCATCTATTACAATAGGTCTAAGTTCTAGCATTTGGGGAAAGTCCTGAATAGACTTTACAAGTTGTTTAAACTTATGGTCTTTAATTAATCTAGGATTATTAGGGTTAGATTTAATTTCGGTAATTAGCATCTGCCTTGTCTATTATAAGGTTTAACTGGTTTGTCTTTAGGACCAGAGTTCTTTTTAGCCTTTCCTTTCTTTCTAGCACCAAAGGAGACTTTGCCATTAGGATTTAGTTTCGCCATATTTATTTATTAGTTCGTTTAACTCTGTTCTAGTCCATTTCTTAATTAGTCTGGACTGACTTTCTAAGTGCATTACCATTCTTTCGCCTATCTTATCTATTAGGTTCTTTCGGTAGCCTATTAAGTGGAATTGGTCAAACCCATTACAAGCCTTGCACTCTCCATTTACATTATACTCATCAAATCTTAAAGCTGAACTATTCTTGACAGGCACATAATGACCTGCATCCATTTGGGATGTATCTTTAGTAGAGCCACACGATATGCAAGTAAAGTAACCATTTTGACTATCTCTTTGTCGTATATAACGATTAAAAATTGTTTGTGTTTTGCCTGTAAGTTTTGGAATGGTTTGTAATGCCATAGCACAAAATTAGATTATTTCTTAATACGGAACGCTATTTGCCTATTTTGGTATTCAAATCGTTTCTTTTTGACTGGGTTTAGGCTTTCCTTTATTTGGTACTCATTC